ATCAATGTTATTTGGAATTCCTATTCCTCTAAATTTAATCTCATAAACTCCTGGAACTAAAGTCTTATTTACATCAACTTCACCATCTTCATATGCACTAGCTACATTCTTTATAGTTTCTTCTGTTGTTTGGTCGAAAGATGATCTATACCTAGATGATATTTGTTCCCTTCTTTGGTCATACTTTAGATTTTTAATACTTCTGACTCCTAGATCTCTTTCATGTAAATATAAAGTTTCTATAGCAGTATCTAAAAACATATTTCTTTCTACTACTTCCAAATCTTGTTCTAACCTTCTAAGCTCCTTATCGTAAGCGTTTAGTATTTCATCAAAAATAACTGAACTTCTCTCATACCATGGCAAATATTCAAGCATGGCTGATTTGTAATCCCTTTTAGATACCATAATGTTTGCTATCATTTCCGTGGTTGTTGACACTATGGTAGGGGAGAATTCTACCCTTACACCTTGCCCTTCCATTTCAGTAATGATTTCATTAAAAGCCCTAGAGTATTCCAACACTACGCCTTGTACTTCTTGTTCCGTTTCTGCCAGCATTAAGGCGATTCTGAAACACTCCCAAAGATGCGGGGATAAATCTTGCCAAGTGTGGATGTTTACCTGCCCCCATTGTTGCTCTTGAATAGGGTACATTTATCGCAACCTCTCAATTAAATAGTTTTTAGGTATCTTGTATTGGCTGGACACATCAATGGTTTTCACAAATTCAGCCGGAGACTTAAAGAGTAAATTTCCACCTGTTAGACTATCATAGATGCCTATGTGAGTTATGTCTCCCCAGCTTTCCGCAGCTATTGGAAATAATATATCTGCATTATTTGATGTTTGTCCTTCGCTTGGGGTTGTAAAAGTGGCAGGTTTCCTTGTGTAGCTAGCCTTGCTAATCTCGTTTTCGTCATTAAAAAGACCTACATTTACATTCTGTAGGTTTTCACTTAACACTTTATTTTTTAGATAGACTGCCATGTGATTCATTAGTTAATCACCCCCATAATTGCTACTTCTTCATTTTCTATAGATATATTTGCTATACCGTTATTTACTTGCAGGTCGCTATAATCTAATACTCCTTTAGTACTTAAAATAATACTTCCAATCATTGCATAAGAGATGTACTCAACTTTAAAGGCAATAGATTTTAAATATTCTTTTACGTTGTTTCCAATGCTTTCTTTTACTAGTTCTTCGGTATATCCTTCGGCTAACACCAAATCAACTGACATATTAAGCTCCACTGGTTCAGCCCCCACAACCGTTACATTCGCCCCAAAGGGCCTTTCTTCTTCTATATGGTTTAATGTATCTGTTATTAATTCTTCGCTTGCTGGCAACCCATTACTATCTATGATTATTACCTTTACTGTCAAAGGACCATTCCATCTAGGGATTACTCTTACACCACCGACCCCTACAACCTCCTTAGCCCATTGTTCATAATGGTATTTATTTCCTGCTTTGGCTGGTCTTTGAAGTTTTTCATAGTATCTTTTCCTCAATTCATCATCAGTTTCAGCATCATAGCCATTTGTAACTGCTTCTGGATTGTACACATTGACTAGCCCGCTTATTGCAACCGGAAACTTGTTTATACTGCCAGCAGGCACGTTGCCAATACTACCAAACTGCTCACACTCAACCAATACGCTCGTTTGCCCGCTTTCGCCTATTGTTTTATTCTCTGTGTCCACAAAATTGACTGCATCGGCGGATACTAGGTCGCCCTTTTTAACCTTGTCCCCTTCTTGGCCACTTATAACCACTGTGGTGGTTGCTTTGGTTGCTGGTTTGCGTGATATACCAGTGTGCTGGTAGACAAACCTAGTCAACTCATCACCTGTTAGGTTTTCAATATCTAGCTTGCCCTGCACGGTTTCTAACTGTATATTAAAATTTACAAACTCAATAGCCGCTGGAGATATGGCGTTATCTATAAAACTGTTCTCCGTTTTGTCCAATTCGTTGCTTATGTTTTTGAACATTCTTTTCTTAATGGCTTCTTCTGTTTTACTGGACACTTATAACCACCTCCCCGTATGGGGTAACTGCTACAAAATTAATACTTAACACATCTTTTTCAAACCCTACAGTTAAGTTTTTTATATCCGTCACATACCCATCCAAAGTTGGCCATATTGCTTCTTTGACAAACCTTTCTGCTTCGGCTTGTACAAGCCCAGGCGTGTACCCAGCACCGACTAAGTTTTCCAGTTCATGTCCATAATCCCAGCTATAAATTAAATAGCGGTACCTTGGTGCCTGGAATACTTTCCATATCCAAATCTTGACCGCTTCCTTGCCCTCAACCTGATACATTTTTCCGTCTTTGGTTTTGAACTCTAGCTCATCAAAATCCCACGCCCATTCACGTGCCATTGGCAGTTCTTGCGGCCCTTCTGTTTCTACTTCTTGAGGATCCATAAAAGGGAAAATACTCACAAGCTCACCACCTTTGTCAGTATGATATACGTCTGCCCGTCTTCGGTTGGCATAGCAGCAACTATATCACCGGCTTTCAGCGTATCTGTAAACTTTACTGTCCCCTCATGTGTCAGGCTCTCCATAGCCGTATATTCCGAATAGTCTGTCGGCGGCTCTTCTTCAGGGACAGGAATATGGGTAATGATAGTACCTGCGCTTTTTTGCTCTGTTTCACGGGTATAGCCGGGAAGCAGGTAATCAGCTATCAGGATATTGTCTTTGTCTATCGGCATCTCACCTATTCTAATTGCAATGTTTGGTGGCGGAGAAACCACTTCCGCAAGCCTTATGCCAGGAGGGTTTACGCTTTCACCTTGTTTTCTCATTTTTGATAGCAGCTCTGAATATGGATCTTGCATAATCACCCCTCCTTTACATCCATCATATTTTTAAAGTTTAACTCCAGGCTCATTGTGTGTTGGCCGTCCTTAAACGTGTGTTCGTCACTGTCAATATAAAACAGGCCATTTAGTCCCGTATACGGCTCTTTAACCGTCACGGCCCGGCCTGTTATACACTCAACACTGCCCAGCCCCTCTACACTGGATGTCCTCTCCATGCCTTTGAGCATGTTTTTTGCAACTGTGGTAGGGTTTTTGTCTTTCTCTTTCGTGTAAGTATCCTGAAGCACTCCATAGTTTTTGATCCATTCAGCATTTTCTGCTACCCCAATTTGGTTATGTTTGTCATCATAGATTTTGACTCTGTTAACCATATTCTCAATACTCTCACTATAGGTACTGTCACTTAGCAGTACAGTATCTGGTCCTATTTCTGATGCTAGTGTATACTTTGCAACTATAGTGCCCTTGCGTATTACACTAAGCTTACCGTCCTTCATAATAGGCATATACCTTGAGCCGTCTATTTTAGAGGCATGGGTGTACGCCTGCATAATAATGTCGTATAAGCTCTTGCGATCAGCTATAAAGCTAACCGGTGTTCCGGGATTAGCAAGCTCTCCCGTAGGGATTCCTACCTCTTGACAAACTTTCTTAGTAATCTGTGCCGGCAGCAGCTTCTTGAAGTTTTTTGTCATCTTAGCTTTCAGAAGATAGACCCCGCCGTCATAAGCAGTCACTTGCATTTCTGTACCGCTTGACGATTTTTCCTTGAAGAATACATATCCCTGAAATATCTCTGTACCGTCCGGCGTGGAAAATTTGACCATATGCCCTAAGCCAATGAAGGGGCGTGGCAAAAACTTGTCTGTCGGCGATACTGCCACTGTAAAATCAAGTTTTCTGGCCACCTGCTTAGAGTCTCCGCTCCATGTCACACTAGTTACAAGCTCGGTAATATTTTTAGATTCAGTCTGCGAATTCACCCGCATTGTATACATTTACAACACCAACTTCTGCCCGGGATAAATAAGGTCAGGGTTCTTGACACCATTCTTTTGCGCTATTTGCTTATAATTAGCACCATTCCCGGTTAGCCTTTTGGCGATTGCCCATAGCGTATCCCCTGATTTCACTGTATAGGAATTAGGCACATCTTTTGTTATGGGTTTTTGGACTGCTGGGGCAGTGTATTCGGGCTTGTTTAACTGTGGCGTACTGGCCACTTTTATAAACCGATACTCCCGCAGTTCTAGCGTAAAATATACATCTCCTGATCCGTCCTGTTCGCCATAGTCAAAACTCTCAATCCCCATCGGCAGGTTTATGTCGGTATCAGTAATAATAAAACGTATAGGCTGCCCTGTTTTTCTCCACCGCTCAACCATTTCAACACATTGGTAAGGCTTTGGAAAACCTCTGTATTGGCAAAAGTAATATTCCTGGGCAGGGAAAAAACTGGAGAGGGTGAGTTCTGCCAGCTTTCCTTCGCCTTTACCCAGAAGATTTATTTCACCAGCTACATTTGCTGTTGTAACTGTTTTGTTTAGGTTCCCCTTTATGATCGTAAAAGTAGGAGGCGGTATAGGAAATTGTAGTTCCTCCTCCCTATTATTGAAGGTTAGCCAAAATTCCATGCCTTACGCACCCCCATACACCACTTCGGCTTTGTTGAGCTCCTTAACCAGAGCAACGGCTATTTTTTTGATGTCAGCCTCTTCCCGGATTACTAAGGTATCTGCTAGTTTTTCAAGATTAAAATGTTTACTGCCTTCCTTGCGCCCCTGAGTCCTGGCCATCTGCACTGACTCATCATGGGGATATACCCTGGACCCCCTAGGCAGGTCAATTACTTCTCCGCCTTTTTCGTGGACCTGTACAATACCGCCCTTCCAGAAGTCAGTACCCTTAGCTAGCTTGGGTACTAAAGGTATATTTACACCCTTACCCCCAATCCCCGGTACCCAGCTGGGTATTTTGATTCTGTTCAGCCCGCTAATTAGTCTGTTGATTGCCCCGATTGCAATATTTACTGCGGTTGTAGCTCCGGTTTTAATGCTATTCCATAAATTGTTCATAATATTTCTTGCTGTCTCGCTTTTTTGGTAGAGTACTACCAATCCTGCCGCTAAGCCAGCCACTAAGATAATCACTAGGGCAATAGGGTTTGCGCTCATAGCCACGTTTAGTGCCCATTGCGCAGCGGTCATTGCTTGAGTAGCAACAGCTGACCCAATCATAACTGCTCTCTGGGCGACCCAGGCTGCTATTGTTGCCACTATACTTGCAATTGTTATCCAGCCCTGCGCCGCATACCGTGCAAGAGAAACAACCAATTGGCCTGCTATAATCCCAGCTGTAATTATAGCCTGAGCACCAGATCTTATTAGACTAGCAATAAAGGAAACAGCTATTCTTCCACCTGCTATTACCGCTTGAGCTCCTGCTTTGATTAAACTTGCAACAAATGTTGCGGTTAATTTAACACCGTTAATTGCGGCCTGAACTCCTGTTTTGACAACATTTGCTATAAAGTTTGCGGCTATTTTGCCTCCTGCTATTGCAGCTTGTATACCCGTTTTAATTAATGCAGGTCCAAAAATAACGCCTAAAATTGTAGCAGTGGCCTTAATAGCTCCCTGGTTATCCTCAAGCACTGTTTTAAAATCATCAAGCTTTTTCCTGACCGTCTCTATAGCATTATCTTTTAAATCTATTAGGTTGGTTTTTAACGTGATTACAGTATTTCTGACATCGTCAAACCTTGTCTTGACCTTAGCCACGACGTCCTTAATTTTGTCCCAATTTTTGTACACCAGAACACAAGCCGCAGCCAATGCCAACAGGGTTAGGACTACTAAATTACCAGGGCTAAATATTGTTTTTATCAAACCAACCTTCTTAACCGCTTTTGCAAACTTGCCGTAACTGCGAATAAGATTGCCAATTCCAGTAGTCATTTTGCCAAACACGAAAATTGTTGGGCCAGCTGCAGCTGCAAGTAAAGCAAACCTAATAATGGCTTGTTGGGTGGATTCAGGTAAGCTATCAAACTTTTTAGCTAATTTATCAATAAAATCAATAAAAGGCTGTGCTGTGTCAATTGTTTTTAGAATATAGGGGAGCAAAGCATCACCCAGAGTTATTGCTACATCCATAACTTTATTTTTCAATAGTTGCAACTGGGATTTTGTTGTCTTATATCTTTCAGCTGCTTCGTTTGTAAGGGCAACATTTTCTTCCCAAGCGTTTGTCCCAATCTCAACAGCTTCATTAAAGAGATTGCCAGCACCAGCTGCACGCAGCAAAGAGTCACGCAATCGAACCTCTTTAATCCCCATATCATCTAACATTTTAATTGCGCTCAGGCCTCGTTCTTCTGCTGTCGAAAGGCCTTTAATAAATTCAATTATTGCCCCAGCTGCATCCTCTTTGAATGCCTTTTGAAAATCACTGGACGACATCCCGGCAACATTAGCAAAGTTTTTCAGTGACTTGCCTCCGGTTTCACTGGCAAGCTGCATCTGCACCATGACTTTTGAAAACGCCGAACCCCCAGCCTGTGCCTCAACACCGACAGATGAGAGTGCAGCGGCAAAAGAAAGCGTTTGGGCTTCTGTCATGCCCACTTGTTTACCTGCGCCAGCAAGACGCAACCCCATCTCTACAATTTCGGATTCCGTGGAAGCAAGGTTGTTGCCAAGGTCTACAATAACACTACCCAGTTTATCAAACTCCGTTTGAGGCATTTGTGTAATGTTTGCTAATCTAGCAAGGGCCATGGCCGCATCTTCGGAAGTCATGTTAGTTGCAACACCTAAATCAGTCATCACTCGTGTAAATCCAAGAATATTAGGTATTTCAATGCCTAGCTGTCCTGCAGCTTCGGCAACACCTGCAATTTCAGTTGACGCAACGGGGATCTCCTTAGACATATCCCGTATGCCTTGACGGATCTCAGCAAACTCCTTTTCTGTTGCGTCAACTGTTTTTCGCACTCCGGCAAAGGCATCTTCAAAATCAATAGCAGCCTTTGCAGCAAAACCGCCCGTCGCTGCAAGGGGAACTGTTATGCTTTTTGTCAAACTTCCGCCTAGGCTTTCTAAATCTTTACCTGTACTCTTAATTTCTTTTCCCATATTTTGTGTGGTTCTTGAAAAGTTGCCTATGTTTCTTTCTACCTCCTGTAAAGTGTCTGAGAAGTTATCCCTAAGCTGAATTACAGCATCTAAAATGTGCAATTTTTTCCACCTCCCTTAAAAGGGCATGAAAAAAAACACCCCTTCAGAGGTGTTTTTGGTCAGGCATCTTTCGTAAACCCTAGTTTAATATTGCATTTCTCCATTTACACTTACTTGCATTGCGTGTATTGCTCCCGTAGCACCAACTACATTATCAACTCCAAAATCAGAAGATGCATATTTTAAACCTGATAATGTTCCCCAAACTTCAACAATATCACCTGTTTCAGCTTCGAACCTGTCTTTGTGCACAGGCATTACATAACCTGCTTCATTTCTTACAAGCCAGGCTTTGCCATCACCTACCGTAGTTTCTAGCGTAATGCCCCCAACAACTTCACCTTTGAAATAATAATTCATACCTTTAAACTTGTACTGTGCATTGTCAAATAAAACTTTTCCCGCACTAGCTGGGAATTTTTCTGCATTTTCTTCACAAATTATCTTGAAGTCTTTTTTGTTTTCTGGTGCTTCCTCCTGTGTTACCTCTTTAGTTTCAGAAAGCTTATCAGCCTCTTCCTTTTTGTCACCCTGACCGCAACCAATAACCAGTATCAAAACTAAAACCAATACAATACACAGAATCCACATCTTGCACCTCTTTCTCACATCAAGCCTCCCCCCTTCTAGCATTTTCCAACATTGTAACATGAAGGGGGGTTGTTTATCCATGTTCAATATCTTTTCTTCTCTCTTCAGCTTCTCTTTCCATGAATGCCCGGAGGATAATTTTCTCACCGGGCTTTTTCCAGTAATAATCCGACGGGGATATGTTTTTTAACCTAAAAAGCAGGTACATCAAATTGACCTCCCCGTCGGATTCTATTAGTTTTTTACTTCATCTTTTTGCTTCTTTCTGTTATATCCGTTCAGTTTGTTTATCTCGCCATAAAGCTCGTCAATTTCTCCAGACAGCATTATTTTAGACACCAGTTCCTTTGGTGTTGGTACGCCGAAATGCTTCATCACGTCCTTGTTTTTGAACACGTCCGGACAGCCTTCGATTACCGTAAAAACTTTTTGATTGTACATCTTAATCTTATCCAGTTCACCATCTACAATCTCTAAGGCATCTTCTTGCATCTCCGCAATCAACTCCGGATCTATGGCCTTACAGGGAAACACAAACTCCTCATTATCCAGCTTTGCCAGCTTTATGGTTATATCCTTCATGGGAGTTTTTAATTTCCCAGCGTCCATTTTCAATAATTTATCAACAGCATTCATTAGGTTACCTCCTCTGTTAAGCTTCTATAATGTCAAGCAAATCCCAATCGCTAAATCCAAAATTGACTTCCTCTTCCCCTTTAGTTTTGGCTTCCCAGTTTGCTAAAGTCATGCCGTCTAGTATCGCATCTTTAACTACAATTCTCTCCGCTCCCAGTGCATCCGGGTCAGCAAGTTTAGAGATAATTGTTACAGTCGTCTGTCTGCCGCTTTTCAAGTTGTCACTTAGCAGTGCAATAAACCTGGAAGTTACCTTATTTAGTTTGATGCTGCCGGTACCTTCCAGGCCTATCATTTTTCTTCCCTTGCCTAGCTTTCTAGGCATATTCACATCTTCGTATTCGATAGCAACTTCTGCAGTAAGTCCGGTTACCTCTGCCAAATAATCGCCATCCAGCCACACTTCCGATTTGTTATCGTAAAGGCTCTTTATCCTCTACTTCTATATGTTTCCATATAGTCCAGACTATATCTTCGCCTACAGCTTACTGTTTAGGCGGCGGGCGCTCGTGTCAGCTTCATCACTGTTCTAGTGGTATGCTGTTAGTCGTTGCACCTTCTATATATCCCTATATAGCTTGGCTCAGGGTTGCCATGTCATAGTAGTAAAAACCACATAATAAAAGCACCCTTTACAGGATGCCTAATCGCTTAAATTCTTCTTCTAATATATTCTCTACATTGTCATACTCCCAATATGTGGTTTTTACTACTATGGTTTAGGTGTTCCCTGAGTTCACCCGCTTTATTACCTAATAATTACTTACTAGGAGGGCAAATTATTCACCCCAGCTACCGTTGATTACCTGTTCTGGTTTCATTATTTATCCCTCCTTATATAGTGATGGGTAACTCGATTAATTCAATAGCATCAAGTATTTTTATGTTAGCCTTCAACAATACCTTATCTTTCGTATTCGCTTCCTTGATTTCTTGCTCAGACATATCCTCTACGCCTCTGTCATCCGGTTCTTTATGCCCAACGCTCTTTAGGTACGCAGTCTGGGCAGCAATATCTATGCCTACAGAGTTTTTGCCTCTATCCAGTATCCCGTCAAGCTCCAGTTGGTCAAAGTACCCTTGGATAGCTGTTATTAGCAGACATTTGTTATCATAGCTATTGGCGTACTTGCCTAAATAATTGTCCTCTGCTGTTTTTTTCACGTCGTCATAGATCATGTCCATAGCATCTATGATTTTTATTTTCTTAAAAGATTCACCCTTGTCTTCTGTAGTGGTTACAAGGCTGTTCATACCTCTTGCTACTTTGATTTTTTCGCCATCGTTGTATAGCTGGAACTCTCCTGCGTCTATAGCCTGGTCCAGTTCATCCTTAGTCAACTTCTCGCAATCAACCAGCTCC